GTCAAAGCGGCGCAGTTCTTCGGCGGTGAAGGGCTTACCACGCCAAGACTGCAAATCAATGCGCAAGGTGGCTTTGTCAGACCAACTGAGGGTGTAGTTCTTGAAAGCAGCGAATGGTCGCTTGTCTTTCATCAAGAGCGGTGTGCCGTCGTCTTTGACACCGTGCAGCTCCCAACCGAGCATCACTTTGCGCAGGTACTTGACTTGGCCTTTGAACTCTGATTTTTGCGTGCCGAGATCAACGATGCGGTAGCAACGTGCGAGGTGCATACCAGGTGGCGTGGATTCAAAGTCACCGCCTTTGTTTTCAACGTAAAAAGACATTAGATTCTCCAGAAAAAGACGTCCATGAGGACAACGAGGATTGAGAGGATGTAGACGCAAATCAGCGCCTGATGGGGTTTGAGAGACATTTGTGCTCCAGTAAACCGACAACATTGTCGTGCCGTTACTATAACACGAAATTAAAGTTGCTCTTTAAACTTTGTGTTGTTGTAGAATCTGTGCAACACCAAGACGCATGAGGATTGTGTGGACTGCCCGACCCAAGTGATTAAGTTCATGCGGGACACTTACTAAGGTGAGACATCAGCAGTCCTCAGCCGTGTTGGTGCTTGAGCTGAAGGTCCAAGCATTAAACGAGTCTCCTGAAGACCGCCAACAACTTATTGGAGAAAAATGTGACACTGGAAGAGTATTTTGTAGGCGAACCACGGGGGGCAAAGGTGGAGATGGCTCAGTATTTGGGCATCTCTGACGTTTGGCTGTCCATGCTGATCCGCGGCAAGCGCCGTGCGTCTGCAAGCCTATGCAAGAAGATTGAGAAGGCCACGCAAGGTCTGGTCAAGCGCAAAGAGTTGCGCCCGGATATTTTTGCGTGATATAGTAATTTAACGCTTGGCGGCGTTTTTGTAGTGGGCTGCGGCCAAAGAACTGGGTGTACTACACACCTCCGCCAACACCGAAAGGTGAGTTCTTTGGTCGCAGCTTTTTTTTGGAGAAAACAATGACAAAACGTAAAGTGAGACTAGACAGCATACGGATCGACGGCAACACGCAGTTCCGTGACCAGATCAACCAAGAAGTGGTCGGTGTCTATAAAGAAGCCATGCGTGGTGGCGACATCTTCCCGCCCATCGACGTCATGTTCGACGGCACAGACTACTGGCTCTACGATGGCTTCCACCGCTATTTTGCGGTGCATGAGTTGGGCGAAAAAGAGATTGAGGTGCACTACAAGCCTGGCACCAAGCGTGACGCCTTCATTGCCTCATTGGGGGTCAATGACAAGCACGGCTTGCAACGCAACAACGCCACCAAGCGCAAGGTCGTCGAGGCGGCTTTGGCTGACGAAGAGCTGCGTGAATTGCCCAACACGCACATCGCCAAATTGTGCAAAGTGTCCGATACTTTTGTGGCTTCCATCCGAAATCCCGAGGCAAAAGCCAAGCAAAAAGAGAAAGTAAAGCATCACTACGAAAAGAAGTTGCTTGATAAAGTAGCTAATTCGGATGTTTCAGTCGGTTCAACCGACTCGCACGGTTTGGACGAACCGAAGCCCTCTTTGCACGATGGCAACGAGCCAAGCGCTGAAGAGCTGGAGGCCAACGAGCGTGCCATGCAGGCCGACATTGAGTTGCTCAACGTCATCTTGGAGGCTGACGACAAACTGGCGGTTGCCCACGAAGAGTTGAAAAAGAAAAACTTCCTCATGGCGCAGATGCAAGTGCGCATCGACTCGCTCATGCGTGAGAAGAACGAGTTCATCAAAGAGTGCAAGAAACTTCAAAGTCAAATCGACAAACTTAAAAAGGCAAAATAATGAGTGCAGTCCCAGCCCCGCGTGAGGGTGATGACGGATCAACTTTCCCTGCTCCTCGTCCCTTTCAAATGACCGCCCATCAAGCCTTGCGACAAGGCTTCAAAGATGGCCACAAAAACCAATTAATCATGGCTCCTACGGGAGCTGGCAAGACCTACCTTGGCCTGCGCATCTGCAACGAAGCCATGCAGCGCGGCAAGCGTGCGATCTTCTTGTGCGATCGCACCACGCTGATCAACCAGACGTCCGAGGCGGCCATTGGCTACGGTCTTGAGGCGCACGGCATCGTCCAAGCCAACCACTGGCGTCGTCGCCCCGATGAACTGTTGCAGATCGCATCGGCGCAGACCGTGGCCAAGCGTGGCTACTGGCCAAAGGCAGACGTTATCGTGGTCGATGAATGCCATACCCAGCTCAAGGTCTGGACTGAGTACGCCATGACCAGCGGCGCGGCGTTCATTGGCTTGTCTGCGACGCCATTCAGCGCAGGGTTGGGAAAGATATTCTCAAACCTCATCAACGCCACCACAATGCACGATCTGACCGAGTCAGGGGTGTTGGTGCCCATGCGGATTTTTAGCTGCACCAAGCCCGATATGGCAGGCGCTGAGACACGCGGTGGCGAGTGGACAGACAAAGCCGCAGAAGAGCGTGGCTTGGACATTGTGGGCGACGTTGTCTTGGAGTGGATGAAGTTTGCTGAGAACCGCAAGACCATCGTGTTTGGCGCAACGATCAAGCACTGTAAAGAGATCGCCCAGCAGTTTATGGATCACGGCGTCATGGCCGCGGTGTTCACATCCGAGACGACTGCCAAAGAGCGTGAAATCCTGCTCAAAGAGTATCGCAAGCCTGACAGCTACCTCAAGGTGCTGATCAGCGTGGAGGCTCTGGCCAAGGGGTTTGACGTGCCTGACGTCGGTTGTGTGTGCGATGCACGTCCATTGCGCAAGTCGTTGTCCACGGCGATCCAGATGTGGGGGCGTGGCCTGCGCTCATCGCCTGAGACTGGTAAGACTGACTGCTTGTTACTTGACTACAGCGGCAACATCGTGCGTTTTGCCGAAGACTTCACCGAAGTGTTTTTTAACGGTCTGGACAAGCTGGACGATGGCGAGAAGCTCGACAAGAAGATTCGCAAAGACGAAGACTACGAGTTGAAGGGTTGCCCCAAGTGTGGCTACAAACCATTCCACAAACGCTGCATGGCGTGCGGGTATGAGAAGGTGTCGCCTGCCATGAAAGAGGCGCTGCCGGGGCAGATGCAAGAGATTTTCATTGGTGAAGGCAAGAACAAAAAGAAACTGGCTGACAACCTTGAACACCTTTGGCATCAATGCGTCTCATATGCTCGTCACCACAGCAAGCCTGAGAACCAGCAAGGCCGTGCCTATCACCTCTACAAGAAGATAACAGGGCAAGACCCGACATGGCGCTTCACCACCGCGCCCACGGTTGAGATCACCCGCAATGTTTACAACAAAATTACTCAGATGAACATGCAATGGCGCAAAGGAGCAGGCAAATGACACAAGATGAAATTATTAAAATGGCTAAACAAGCCAGCAAAGAATGGATGAAAGAATTGCCAACTCCTTGGGAAACGGCGAACCAAGTCCCGAAACGCTTTTTGGAAATCTTTGCCAAACTGGTAGCACTGCGTTACGAAAAGAAAATTTCAGACCTTGAGAACATTATTTGTCAACGTCATTGGGATGTTCTACAAGAACGTGAGGCATGTGCAAAAGTTTGTGAAGACTATGGTCGGGCTGAAGAAATGCAAGCAATAGGAAATGATTTTGCACAAGCAATCAGAGCAAGGGGACAAGAATGAACTATGAAGCATGGATTGCCGAGAAGGTGAATAGCGGCAAAGAGGCGACCATCAGTTTGGCTTTGCTTGAAAAATTAATATACGAGCCTGCGATCAAGCACTGGATTGAGAGCACAGCCAAGAAGTTGGGCTGCAAAGCCACTATTCATTGGAAATCCGATGTAGTGACCTTTTACCCAGTGAGTGCAAAATGAGTTTCATTGCTTTTGCACGCGCCCATGGCATCGACATTGATCCCGCCAAGTTCTACGCCTCGGACAAGATTCGTCGCACTGGCACGGTGGACAAGCCCCGATCAACCAATGGCGCATTCTTTTGGGATGGCCAGCGCGGTTGGGTGATGGACTGGAGCGGTGACGCTCGGGCGATGTGGTACGAAGACCCCCACGCCAAGCCTTGGACAGACCAAGAAAAGCGTGATTGGGCACTCAAGCGCCAGACAGCCAACGCCGACAAAGATCTGTCGTATGAGCTGGCGGCCGAACGCGCAATGATCACCTTGCGCAACGCCAAGCCCAGCACGCACCCCTACCTTCAGATCAAAGGCTTCCCTGACGAGAAAATGTTGGTTTTAGACAACAAGCTGTTGATCCCCATGCGCAACGTGGTGACCAACAAGATTCAAGGCTACCAGTCGATCTATTGGGACGCCCCGAACATGAAGTACGAAAAGAAGATGCTGCCCGGCATGAGAGCCAAGAACGCCGTGCTGTACATGGGCGCCAGAGACGCCTCAGAGATTTGGTTGACTGAAGGGTACGCCACAGGTCTATCTGTGCGAGATGCGCTGCGCAGCACGGGTTCTATCGCGTCTGTGGTGGTGTGCTTCTCAGCATCGAACTTGATTCAGGTGGCGGATCAGATCAAAGGCCAGCGCTACGTCTTTGCCGACAATGACCCAAACAAAAAGCACCCTGAGACTGGCGCAGAGGTGGGCATGATGGGTGAACGATCAGCGATTCAAACTGGCCTGCCTTGGACGATGGCGGACGAGGTCGGTTGGGACGCCAACGATTTGCATAAAAAACACGGTTTGTTCGCTGTTGCAAAAAAAATTATGGATTTGCGGCGGTATGTATTGACACGAGGTGAAACAACGACTGTATAATCCGATCATCAACGGCTTGGTAACCCGTTGTAGTTCACAGAAACGCACTCGCAAACCCATTGGTGAGCGGGCTTCGTCAAAGCTAGGATGTCCTGTCTGTGCAGGCTCTTATGCGGCAACCAAGCCTAAAGCTCGTTCACCAATGGGTTTTTTGCTTTCTGCCTTACCCGTACTCCGCACGATAGCAAGCACCCCAGTCGTGGTGGCGCGGAAGGAAAGCGTACACGGTATGCAACCGTGTGATTGATGATGGTGTAGCTCAGAAAATCCACCACAAGGTGGGCCGAGGCATCGGTGGGAAGAGCAGCTCCGGCAGGGGTACGCGCTGGGTTCGAAGCCAGCCACCATCATCAATCACATGGGCTAGGGGGCAGTTCCCGAACAATCCGTGCGGCTGGTCGAATCATCAAGCCGGGGGGTCAACGCAAGTTGCCATGATGATGCTCACTGAGCGGTGAAGCACCCAACCTCCTCCCTTACCCCCATCCTCGTGGGGTAGGGGGGGTCTTTGGGTGAAATCAAGGGAGAGGGGGAAAGCCTCGTCCAGCGCCAAAAACCCCTGCAAAAAAATTTTTGCGCAAACTCCCCTTCCTTAAATTTCATGTTATAGTTTCTCCACCACAATGTCGTGGGATCAACAGGAGAGCATGATGAAAAAAGAAACAGGTGGGCCAGCATTCCCATTACATCAACATGGAACACAAACGCTTGGTATGCATATTACTGGCATGACCTTGCGTGATTACTTTGCTGCCAAGGCAATGCAAGCACTTCTTCATAAATATGCCATAGATAAACACAAACTGATTGCTGATTCGGCTTATGACTTTGCAGACGCAATGCTGGAGGCACGCAAATGAAAAAAATAATTGCATTGATGTTGGTGGTGTTGCTCACTGGCTGCACATCAAACACAGAGTTTGGGCCATGCGTTGGCATTGGAGAAGACAAGAACCCTAATTTGGTCTACAAAGTCAGCGCATGGAATGTGGCTCTTGGAATTTTATTTTTTGAATTGGTTTTGCCGCCCGTATTTGTTGCGGTGGATGAGTTCTATTGCCCAGTGGGTATTAAATGAAATACCACCACACCTACAGCTTGATGGACGTCATGTTGGCTGACCCCGTCAAGCCCATGCCCGACCACAAGCGTGAGCACCAGATCAAAAAGATGAAGGATGGCCTGCTGGCTCTGGAGCGTGCAGCCTACCCCACCATCCATGATTGGGAAATTGTCACCGATGCCCTAAACATGATGGAGACATTGATTGAGATGGGCTGGGCAAAAGACCCCGATGGATTGATTGAAGACGCTGTGAAGGCGCTGGCGATTGCAGGGCAACGATCAATCACAAAGAACGTGCCAATTCGATTGGACGGTGTGGGCATCAAAACAGTCCGTGGGCTTTTGGAAGACTACGAGACAGCCCTTAAAGAGATGCCCGAGCGAACCATGATGCACTGCCACCGCAAGACTGAAAAGCGTGTGCAGGACATCTTGGCGGGTCGTTGCGAAACACATGATGTACAGGTGACCAAATGACACAAGATGAAATTATTGAATTGGTTAAACAGGCTGGCCTTTATGTGGCAACGGATGTGAACTGGATGCCAGTTATTGGTCTTGACTATGCTAAAAATTTAATTGAATTGGCAGCAGCTAAAGAGCGTGAGGCTTGCGCAAAGGTGTGTGATGAATATGCAATTACGCATGGCATGAAAGGCGATGACAACAACAAAGCCCAAGGCTGGATGATGATGCAATGCGGAGCAGCAA